TCCGTAGCTTGTTCTGTAACTTCTCTGCCAGCAAGTTCAACCAAAGCATATAATACTTTCTTTTGGTCTTCATTCATGCTGTCAATGATTTCTTGAACAGTAGTAGGCTTTTTATTTTCAGTAGATTTATCAGAATCTGGTTCATCAGAATGACTAACATCATCGTGATTTTCTTCAACCGATTCATTGCTAGAATCATTTTGAATAGCAGTAGAAGAAATATCAATTCCTTCATCTGTTCCGTTCATTATGACAATGCCATCATCTTCTTCTGTGTCGCCGTGCATCATTACAGTTTCTATTTTAGCACCAGAATTAGCTCCAGCCAACACCAGGCTAACTTCTCTAATTACACCATGAACGACATCTCCTCCATTTTGTTTTAATTGATTTGCATAAATTGATAACGATGTTATGTCGCCATGCTTGATCAATTCTCTTGCGTTATTGCCTTGCTCTGTGTTATTAAGAGAACAATACGCATAAACGCCTTCCGGACGATTTTCTAAGATAGCATGCCCTAAAACATTATTTGCTTCATTATGATCATGATTCCACACTAATGGAACAATTTGCCCATCAGCTTCTTTGAATGCATCTTTTCGAATAGTTCTTCCATCAGAGCAAAGAATATTGTTTTTGGTTGCCCATCCAGAAAAATCGTATTTATCTTTTGTTTTATTCATCGGGCAATATTCCTCCTTTCCCATAATCAAGATCACCTAAATTCGAATTATCAGTCTCATTATTTGATTGATCAGGTTGACTATTATCATCGGATGAAATATTTCTATTTCTTAATTCATCTGATTTACCATCTTCAACCGGTTTCATACCTATAATTTGACGTATCTCATTTGGTGTCATGATTTCATTTCTTGTGAATTTATCAGCTATGTCTGCCAGATTAGACATTGGTATTAAACGGAATGGATTCATAAAATAATCAATGGCTTGGCCTTGTGTTCTTGCTGTTTGACTCAAGAATTTTCTTTCCATTTCGTTGGTTATTGCAGATATCACTGGTTCAACTGTTCTATTCATATAGTTCATCATAGTTTTCTCATCTGCAGTTCCATTAAGAACAGCATCCGTTATTCCTAGTTGAGAATATAATTCACCAGTCAAATATTTTATTTGTTCCAGCAGATTATTTTCAACTGGTCTGTTGAGCTGCGTTATCTTTTCAGTACCATCCGTGTATGCTATACCGTATTTTGATTCGGACAGTTGCTTTTCTATATCAGCTCTTCGACTTTCAGCTTGTTTTTGACGACTCTCGGTTTTAATAACATATGGTAACTGAATTATCAAATCCAATTTTCCACCATTGCTTTTAGAATCTATATCATCCAACAAATATAATTTGCTTAAAAGTCTTTGAAGAGTTGAATTCTTTTCGTTCATTATTGCATACAACGGATTTTCAACTATAGCAACAGTTCTTTTTTGAACGGTTATTTCCTCAAACTTTCCAGTTCTATCGTTATATACTTCTACTTTGATATAATCAGGATACCATGCTTTTATCTTAGCTACTCTCATAGATAAAATATCATATGAATCTGTATCATTCGGATCAACAGATGTATCTATAGGTACTATTGCTACACAACCTTCGTCAAATAATGACATTACGACATCTTGAATGAAAGCTCTAGATGTTTGATCTTTATTTGCACTTAAGGTTAGACATTCATTAAGTCTGGTATTCATTTCTTCTGAAAATCGACCTTGCGAATCTTCTCGTACATGCTTTATATCAATTGATGAACAGTCAATAGCAATCCTGTTATATATAGTTGTTACTATTGATCTCTCAACTCTTTTATTGAAATTTATTCTATCTGGCCTATAACTAGACATATAACCATAATCTATATATGGTTGCGATATGTATTGTTTTTCGCCTTCGGGAGGACCATTTAGGCCAAAGAATGCATTCCACGCATTAGAAAATCTATCTATAAGACTCATCGACCTTACCTCCTTAACCTCATTATATATTTCTTCATTCGAATGCCTCCTTGCATGCTTTATAAGCAACAAAAGCATCTAATAAAGCAGCGACATTATCTATCTTAGCTTCATATTGCTTTTTGTATAATTTTTTATTACCATTAGTATCTTCTAAAGCAATGCAATTTCCCATAGCGAACGTCATCAGCGATTCATCAAACAATAGCATCCTTTGCTCAGACAATTTTTTGATTTCACCAAGTGGAACAGATTCAGTTCTAGCACCTTGTATAACTTTTGTTACACCATATGGACCGTTCTCTCGTTCCCAACGCTCTACGAATTCCTTTGCATTATACGGATCATAACCAAATGATCTGACATCATAGTCTCTTTCCGTTATATGTTTATCCAAATCATCGTAAATTTCCATCATGTCCAATATTGTTCCATCCATTACTATGAGACTTCCTTCATGCATGAAATCTTCATATTTAGTTCGCATTGCTGATGGTAATTTATGTAATGTCGTTTCACTTATATAACTTCGAACTTTTATTCCGAACGTTCCGTTTGATAACGGGAACATAAATGTAAATGCACAGAAGTCATTTCCTTGAGATAAGTCTGCTCCAAGAGAACATGGCATTCCCCAATAATCTCTATGCTCATGAGGTAATGTTTCTTCATATGTAAAGTAATAAGTATAACCTTCCATTGGAATACCAAATCGTTTTGCTAAAATATCATTTCTAGTCGCTGGAGCTTTTTCAGCTCTTTCGACATCTAACTGATATGTTTCATAACTAACTGTTTTTCCAAGGTTAGGATTTGCTTTTATCCATAATTCAGGATTACCAACCTCATCAACAGAATCTAATTTATAATAGAATATCGATACATGAGGATTTATGTATTCACCTTTTAGTATAGATTCCAATTCCATTTTGATTGTATCTCCTGGACCATTTCGAACAGTGCCTTCCGAAGAAGCGGCTACTATTATATAGTCGTCAACCTTAGAAGCTCCTTGTTCTATTGTTCCTATAACATCTTCTTTTATGTCACAAGATAGCCATTCGTCGACCGTAGCTATTTTGCATCTTAGACCTTGAAGTTTATCTATACTCATTGGACGTATTTCGAGCAATGAACCGGTTAAGAAGTTCTCTATACCCTTTTTAGTCGAAGCTAGCTTTACTCTGTTTATCTTATTTCCAGTTGTGTTTTGCAATGAACCTTCTGTAAGAAACTTAAATAAATCTCCTCTCGATCTTGTTATTGAAGTTCGTATAGGATTAAGTACCTCTTCGGCTTGCTTCATTGTGGGAGCTGTTGTTATTTGATATGTAGTGCTTGTGTCGACATTCAAGAAATAATTTTGAATGCAAGATAAGTACATGGACTTAGCAGCACCACGACTTATTATTAAATATTGTTTATTAATAAGTCTCTTTTTAACATATTTTCTTACGTATCTTCCACCATGACCATTTTTGTCTGGAACAAATACAGTTCTTTCGACAAAGTAATACCAACCAAATATTTCTTCTGCCCATAATTTAAATGAATCTAATAATTTTAAATCTGATCCATCAGTAAGGGTGAGTTCTTTTTCGCAAAATCGTATGAATCCTTCGACCGCGTTTTCATCGTAGTAGATTCCAGGATTTTCAATAAAACTATCAATACGATTCATCTCTAAAGAAATTTCTTTACATACTGGTATCTCTCCACGAATTACAGATTCTCTAAAAGCAGAATAATATTTTGGCGCAACATTATTCTGTAACATATTTTTAACTCATGCTTTAGCTACTCTTCTTTTGTTTGTATATAGAGATGATTTGTGCAACAGTAAGTCCTAAAGCAGCAATAGCACCAATGGTTTGCAACATTTCGCGAGCTTTTTGTTCTCCAGATTTAACAAATTTCGTGTCTCCTCTAAGATCACTTAATGCTTGTTCGTTTCTAAGTCTATTGACATTACGTTGAATTTCTTCGTCTGTCATGTTAGGATAATGTGCATATTCTTTGTGACCTTCTGGGCCATGAATCTGACTAGATAAAGAATTAAAAGCTTGTCCAACTTTAGCTCCGTTATTTATTGCATCGGTAACCGTTGGTTTTTTATTGTTATCATTATTCTTATTTTTGTCCTTATCTTTATCCTTATTGTTTTCATTATCAGATTTAGGATTATTAGAGTTATTAATAATGTTTCTTCCACTAGACATGTCGATATTTATATTTCCGGGATTATTGTTTTCATTGTTAGAATATCTTTCTTTTCCCTCTGGAGTTAACGAACCGTCTTCATTTTGAAATCGTCTATTTCCCCATTGTTGGCCTTTAATGCCATGATGGGCTAAATATCTTGATTCATTCATGTTAGTGACCTCCTTTCTATTTTTTGTTTTCTTCATTTTTTATTTTTTCGCATTCATATGCAAATTTTATAAGATCATCACTGAAATAATTTGAATCTCCAGATTGATATTTTTTCAATGCAATATGTAAATCTTCAATATCTTTTGCTTTAACTCCTCTATCTATCATTGTTGCAACTTTTGCGTATCTATTTTGAGAATCATTCAAAAACCAATTTTTAAGTAAATTATAGTTTAAATTATCACGTTTAGAGTCTTTAACTCCGGAATTATTAAGCTTACGATTAATTTTATTTTGCTCATCAGCAAATTTAGTAGGATATAAATTTTTGTATGCTTCGATTCCTAAACGAGTGACTCTATTTACTTTCTTAGTTATTTTTGGGTGACGAAGATAATCATCGTCGAACATTCCAGTTTTATCATTATATAATTTGTACATGTCGTCATCTGCTTCATCATTTAGTTGGAACATTCTAGTTAACGCTTGTTGCCTCGTGGCAGTTTTTGGATTAAATGTAGAATTTTTATTAGCTATTTCTTGAAGATTAATTACTATATTATTATTATTATCTTCGTATCTTTCTTCACCTTCGGCCGTTAATGAACCATCTTCGTTTTGGAATCGTCTAACACCCCATTTTTGGCCTTTGATACCATGATGGGCTAAATATCTTTGTTCATTCATTGTCAATAACCCCCAGATTCTGTATAAATACGATACTCAATCTCTTTTATGTTTGAGTTCATCGCATCTGCTAATATAGAACTAGTTGGCGGATCAAACATCATTCGAACTTTAAGACATACATACGTTCGTATTTGGTTAAGATTTTTATTATTGTAGAAATCTATCCATTTTTCTTTATCGCCTGTTATTTCGAAACCTTCCGATGGTCCAACGCCAATTTGTATTAATGACGCTAAAACAGTATTTATGTGAGTAATCAGGTCTGTATCAAAAATCGATATCTCAGGAGATATGCCGAGAACTTTTTTGACCGTTGGAAGAATATATTCGTTTGTATCCGGCATAATAATGCCTCCTTTCTATTTTTTGTTTTCTTCATTTTTTATTTTTTCCATAATAAAGTGTCGCCTGGCGTTCGGTCGACTATTCTTTTTTTATACATAGAAATGTTTTCATTATTTCCGTAATGTATTAAATCATGCGTTGATTTAGAGACACATATTAGATACTCTGGATTAAGTAGATAGTCAGATGACTCATCTATATCTCGTATAGTTATCGGATTCATATGATGTATATAGATCAAACCACATATTTCATGATCTGGCATAGCTAAATCACATCCATTATCTCTAACAATTATACGATTTCGCATATCTCGCCATTCTTTTGATTTATAAAATTGTTGATTCAAATATCTATCGAATCCAAAAGTGTCTTTTCCAACAGAACCAAATAATCTTAAATACTCAAAACGTTCATCAAAAGTTTTAAAGCTTATTAATGTCGAATAAGTACGTATCATTTGTTGTGATCTCCATCATCAGCATCTTCTTCATATACAGAATCATCGGAATCGGTTTTATAACTTGTCATAGCAGCAAGAGCTTTATTATATAGTTCTTCTTGCTTCTTCATAGATTCCAAATTTTCTGTCTTAGCTTGAACTAGTTTCTTTTGTTCTTCTAATATCTCTTGTTCCAAACGTTCGCGAGTAGAACCCAACTTAAGAAAATGAGTTATTACTTGAGAAGACGCAGTACCTTCGCGTAATTGTTTCTCAGCAAGGTCAACAGCAAGAGCTATCATCTGATTTTCTCTGCCCTCTGCTGTCAAGGCAGGTCGCATTTGTTTGGTTTTCTTATCTTTTGTTGTTTTAGTCATTCCAATTTCTCCTTTGGAATATAAATCCATCTATAATTCCTACCTTTTTACTTTCGTTGCTAGACGGAAATGACTTCGCAACGTATTTGGATAAGTGAACAGCAGTTATTTTTGTACATTGTGCATTCATTTCTGTAACTCCTTTTGAATTAAATCATAAACCAACAACTTTGTAAGTAGAAATATCATACATTCGAATAGAATTTTAGAACTTATTGTACAGTATTTTATGCTTTTAAGGATACATATAGGATACTTTGTTATTGATGGAGAATATCAATACCAAGAAGCCAAAGGAGAAAACACCTACAATAGCCTATATGCATCCATAAAAGCATAAAACGCATTCAAAAATTTCCCTCCGGAGATTTTTTAAAG